ATGGGACACTTAAAATATTCTTCTAATTGTAATTGTTTAGGATAACTTACAATTTCTTTTTTTATTTTTTGTTTTTTAGCTTTAGCTTTAGCTTTAGCTTTAGCTTTTTTCTTTTTCATATATTTATACCTTTATAATTTGAATTAAATACTATTACTGTTTTTCTTTTATCAGACAAAAGAGTTTTTGATCTGTGAGGCATCGCCGCATTAAAAGTTATAATATCTCCTTCTTTAATATTTATATTAGAATAAGGTTTTTTAGTCAACAAATTAAAAAATTGTGTTTGTTCTTTAGATTCTGGTAATTCTAAATAGTATATATTTGAATAGCTTACTCGAGGATGTGTGTGCCATTGATGATTATCTTTTTTGTAATATTGTTGAAACCATAAACTAGTTATTTCAACATCTTTTGATTTTATAACTTTACCTATTTCATTCAACACTTCTTCAAAATAATAATAAAAAAATTTTTCATATGTTTTTGGAGTGTTTGAATTGTAATCACTTTTAGTAATTGTATCATATTTAATATTGGGCATTTGATCTATTAAATCTAAAAATTGTTTTTTTAATTTTTTATGATTTTTAAATTTTGTTTTAATATAAAAAGAATTTAATGGATATAATTTACTCATTATAAATAATTAACATTTATTGTTATTCTTCTTTTTTCGTCTGTGCATGTTGAGCTACAATGTTCAATACTAGGATTAAAAAAAACTGCTCTGTTTTCTTTAGGTTTTATTTTTTTTCGTTCTTCTTTAAAATAATTATAACCATTGTTAGTATTGATATATAATAAACATCCTTTATGTTTATTATCCATGTCTTTGTGATAAGCATGTTTCTTAGATTTAATAGTGCTCATATATAAATTACCTTTAACTCTTATTAATTTTTTACATTTAAGTTTTTCAATTAATTTTGAAACAACTTGATATCCTGGTGTTTGACCTACTTCTTCATTATAAAATCTGTGAGTAAAATAACACTCTTTGTCTCCCATGTCAGAAACACAATCATTATAAAACCAAGGAATTTCATCTCCCATTAAAGCATCTTTAACAAACATAAAATCATCTCTTTCTAAAAAATTATCTATTACCTGAATGGCCATCCTAAGTTCCAAATTACTAAACTATATCTTGAACCTTTTTTAACTGGACAAACTCTGTGCCACACAAAACTAGGAAATACAACTAAAGATCCTTTAGGTAATATTTCTTTACACTTTATAGTGTTAGGTTTTTTATCAGGATCCATATTTCTAAAATCAAATTCTAACTCTCCACCTTTGTAATCTTTAGGATCTGATAAACTAACTGTTACTGATAGTTTTCTAATTTTACCATGATCAGGTGCATTAACATTTTCTCTAATATAAGGTTTGTCCCAACTATCACAATGCCAATCATAGTATTGGTTTTTTTCATATTTTGTAAATTGACAACTTTCTGAATAATCCCAATTAAAATTCCAACCTGCACTGGCATTCGCTTGATGAACATACGGTTGTATTTCTTTGTATATCCATCTATCATTCATCCAAACAATATTAGAATTTCTTTTCTTTTTTAAATCTTTTACTTGCGATCTATTTAATTTCTTATTTTCAAAACCACCTGTAACTGCCATTTGATCTTGTATAGATTTTCCATAACGAACGATATCATCACAAATTCTATGAGGAATAGCTGATTTAAAATACCAATAATAATTTGTTAAATTCATATGTCTTTATAGAATTATTTATAAATAATTCTATTCAAAAGTCAATGTGCCTGATACTGAAAATTTAGCTACTTTTGCACCGCACGGTTGAGTTATAACAGCGTTAGATCCTGGAGTTACAGAAAACGTTCCTGGAGAAGGTAAACTAGGTCCTGGTACTTTAAATAAAACATAACCTGATCCTCCGGCTCCACCAGTTCCACCAATAGTAGATCTTGGACCATTTGTATCAACACCTGCTCCACCTCCACCACCACTATTAACTGTTCCTGGATTACCAATATTAGAACCACAGTTTCCAGATCCTGGTTGAGTACGTGCATTACCACCTCCTCCAGAACCACCAGAGTATTGACCTGCTGGTCCAGTAACTGTTGGTGCTGGAATTCTTTGAGGATCTTGTCTTCCAGCTCCACCACCACCAAAAGTACCACACGCAGTGGCACCTTGATAACTTCCATTAGCAAGATAAAAAGGTTGAGGGGCTGCACCAAATAAAGGTGTAACAGATTTACCTGCACCACCCGTAGCACCACTTGGTCCCGGAGTTCCTGCTGCTCCTGCACCACCACCTCCAGCAGCTTTTCTATCTACCGGCGCTGGTGATCCTGAACCAGTTCCTCCATCATTACCAAAACCAAATGGTTGTAAAGGACCAGGCATAGAAGGTGACTGAGTTGCAGTACCTCCTGGTATACTAGGACTTCCTGGAGGGGCCTCTCCGGCACCACCACCACCAGAACCTCCTGGTGCATCAGTAAATGCAGTGTTACCTGCATTACCTCTACCACCACCTTTTGCTGTTAATAAAGCTGTAGGTGCACTGTCACCTATAAAACTATCTGATCCAGCTGTTGAACAAGCACCTGGAGCGGGACTTCCTGATCCTCCTGCACCAACCGTTACACTTATAGTTGCTGCGCATAAACTTGTTAAAACTGTTGCTCCTGTACATGCTGGCATAAAAATCATACCTCCAGCACCACCACCTCCAGGTGAAGGATTAGCATTAGATCCACCACCACCACCGATCATCATCATTGCAGCTGTTAAATTAAATAATTTTTTAGGCCATGTTCCTTGTTCCCTGGCTTGAAATTGACTTTGCATTGACCACACACCACTTGCTTTGTTTAATTCTTTTACTGCTACAATTCCTGATCCACCATTATTTCCACTACAACAATTTGCTCCTGTTCCACCGCCACCACCACCGCCAGTGTTTGCAGTTCCTGCTGTTGCTTTAGCTCCACCGTCTCCACCCGAACCAGCTCCACCACCACCTGATCCGCCTGCTCCAGCAGTCGCACTAGCAGCTCCACCACCTCCACCACCAGCATACGTACATCCTGTTGCTCCAGATACTTTTCCAGCTCCACCAGCTCCACCTATTGTACCAGAAGGCGCTGGCGTTCCTGCAGCTCCAGCTCCACCACCGCCACCAGAGGCTTGATTACAAGCTCCAGCTCCACCATCATTACCTTGACATGCAGTTCCTGTGCCAGCAGCTCTCGGAGCTTGATTTGATCCACCACCACCTGATCCACCAGGATTTCCATCTGTAATAGATGCAGTTGCACTAGCGGCTCCTGAACCACCACCTCCACCACCTGTTGCAGTGTAAGTTGTTCCACAAACTACTAAACTTGAATTTGATCCGGAATCTCCAGTGTCTACATTATATTTTCCAAAAGCTCCACCACCACCAACTACTACTGCTCCTAAAGCAGTATTTCCTGAAGTATTAATTTCTTGACAAATATTTCCTCCCGCACCACCACCACCACCTCTATCAGATCCACCACCTCCACCACCAGCAACAATAGTTGCGTGTAATACTCTTGTGCCTGGTTGTGTTGTTACTGCGCTTGGTGTACTTGATGTTTTAGATGTAACGGTGCACTTTCCGAAAGAAGTATTATTTACTTTTCCGATTACACCACCATTTTGATTTCCGCTGCCTCTTGGCATTTAAGTATCCTCCTATTCGGACACCCAAGCTGTGCCATTCCAATCGTATTTGGTAGGTGTTTCCGATGTATCGTTTGATTTAATTGCTTCCCAACCTTTAGTGTTGTCAGCGTTATATTTATCTTCGTTCCATGTAATTATATAATGAAGATCTTCTGAATCTCCAACTGAAATACCTTCTGGTAACTCATCTCCCTCTTGATAAGTATAATTAAATGTTGTTATATTAGGTCGTGTAATAGGCGCTTGCCAATCGTCATTATCATCTAATGACCATGAAGCATGGGGTTGTGCGTTTATAAATTTATTTTTTGCAGCATCATAAACCATTCCGATTCCTGCATATTGTTTTCTAAAATTTGAATTGTAAGAAGTTTGTTTCCAAATACCACCTTTAAAAAAATTAATACACCATGTTTCTCCATCAACATGCATGTCATTATTTCCTAAAGGTCCAGCTGCTGTTTCAACATCATTTCCTATAACAACAACTCTTTCTACCACTTGATGATTATCTGATGTAAAACCTGTAGGATCTACTTTTGTTTTTAATTCTGCAAAATGTGCCATTTTTTTACTCCTTAATTATATATAAATTATTAATTTTATAATGTCTATATGTTTTATTAATTAGTCCAGTCTCCTGATTTAACGTTTTCATAAACCTGAGTCATAGGCCATATTCCAGGTGCTACTGCTGGCACAGGGATATTTGTTGCATCTTCTTTAACTAAAACTATTCCAGATCCACCTTGACCACTAGCAGTAGGAGCACCATATCTACCTCCACCACCACCTCCACTGTTGGTTACTCCAGAATTACCGGGAGAAGGTGTATTACTTATAAATCCATCTCCACCACCTCCAGCACCTGCACAAGTTGCAGCATTAGCAGGACCACATCCTCCACCTGCAGCACCACCTGCAAATGTACCACAAGCAGTGTTTCCATTTGTTGGCACGTTAGCTAGATAATAAGGTTGAGGGGCAGATCCAAAAAGAGGGGTTGCAGAAATACCAGTACCTCCGTTGGCCCCTGAATTAGCGCCACCAGCTCCACCACCGCCACCACCATATGCACTAGGAGGATAAGCTGTTCCAGCTCCACCAGGATTTCCTTGACATGCAGTTCCTGTACCACCCGGTGTAGCAGCTGCACCAGGAAGTCTACCACCGCCACCACCACCAGAACCTCCAGGGTTTCCAGCTGAGTTTGTACCTCCAGCTTTACCACCACCAACAACTGTTATAGGATTTGCTGGATTTGCAAAAACTGTTTCCGAACCATCACTACCATTTCCACCACCACCAATTGTAACAGGTATAGCGGCAGGTCCAAAAGTTTGACATCCCAATAATCTAGCTCCACCACCGCCACCACCACCTGGTCTGTCTCCCCCATTTCCACCACCACCTGCAACAACTAAAATTGATCCAGGTCTACATCCACCTAATGGTGCACATTGAATTGTAAAAGTACCTGTTGCGGTAATTGAAGTTACGTTTTCACCTACGGGTGTAGTAGTTGCTGGTGTAACTGTGTTTGGTGGTCCGATTACTCCGCCATTAGCCATAGTCGGTTACCTCCTACGCGTCGTCTAATACTTCGTATGAAATAAATAAATCTAAGTCACCTGAAGCACTAGCTCCACCTTTTAGTATGTCACCTTCCATTAAATAAATTGGTGTGTCCGAAATGACTAACGTTGCGTCAGCTGGGACTGAAACTGTTTTTGCTAAATAAACTGTTGCGTCGGCACCTGTTGCAGTTATACCTGATGCTCCCGCAGTTGTTAAACCGTCTACAAATAAATCTACATCTGCTGCATTTGTTCCGTCTACATTTGCAACTGTAATTCTATTAATTTTTAATAATTTTTCTGCATCAACTGTTAATAGAGTTGCAGTTAAAGTGTTAGATAAATTGAAACCAAGGTTTCCACCTAAGATTGATGTTACATTTACTATATTTGGGTTTGCCATTTTTTAATCTCCTTATT